TTGACAAGCTGAGCGGTGTAGCTCACTGCTTTAGTTGCGGGTTTAAAACCAATATATTTAAGTATTTTGGTGTATTTAACAACCCTGTACCACTAAAAATCTTGCAGCTAAAACAAAAACTCAACAGCATTAGTAGCTACGGTTTAGGGTTAGAGCTGCCCAATGGGCATACGCCTTATACTAAACCATTTCGTGGTATTAGTACTAAAACTTTAAAGCACTTTGGTGCTTTTTATACCAATCAAGTAGAAGAACTACAAGACAGAATTGTTTTTCCAGCCTATGATGTTAGAGATAAGCTGGTTGCTTTTATTGGTAGACACCTACTAAGCAGCGGCAATCCTAGGTATAAAAACTATCCTAGTAAAGTTACACTGCCACTATTTCCTGCTAAACTACCACAAGAACACAAGTCTTTAGTGCTAGTGGAAGGCATATTTGATATGCTAAACTTGTATGACAAAGGCCTGCAGAATGTAGTAGCCTGTTTAGGCACTAATACACTACAAAATAATATTAAAGAAAAGCTGTTGCCATTTAAAGCACAAGGAGTTAGCAAGCTTTATGTGCTATTTGACGGCGATCAAGCAGGTCGCAAAGCAGCTCAATTTATCAAACCTATTCTAGAGGAACAAGAGTTCTTTGTAGAAGTACTAGATCTACCAGACGACAAAGATCCTGGTGAGCTAGATCAATCAGAAGTAAACCAACTCATTAGTTATATTAACTAGCCTAATACGCTATAAAAAAGTATGTATAAAATCGCAGTTATTGACAAAGCTCCAAACAAAACCAGGTACAGCGACTATTTTAATTTTGAGTACGATCACTACCACATGAGTAGTGTTCCTATTCAAAAGCTGTTGAAAAAAGACGTGGACTTGGTAGTAGACTTAGACCAGTATGATTTTGTTGTGTTGGTGGGTGCAGAAGCAGCCAAAGAGTACGCAAAAGTTACTAGTGTAACTAATTATGCTGGTCAGCTAGTAAACGACAAGTTTATTCCTATCACTAATCCTGCTGTACTAGCTTTTAAGCCAGAAGGTAAGCCGGACTTTCAACGAGCCTTAGATAAGCTGCACAAGTATATTCAAGGCGAAGCAAAGCCCAGCATTAAGGGTGATTTTAGTGGCATTGATAGTACACTAGAAGCCAAAGAGTTCCTTGAAGAAGTCCTGGAGAAAAGTGAAGGCGTAGTTGCACTAGACACAGAAACTACTGCACTATACCCACGCGATGGCTATGTGCTGGGCCTATCTATTAGCTATAAGCCTAAACAAGGCAGATATATTCTTACAGACTGCTTAGATGAGCAGTGTATGGAGCTCTTAGAGCTGATTATTGAACGCAATCAGTGTGTGTTTCACAACATGAAGTTTGACTATAAAATGTTGAACTATCATCTTGGCATAGATTTCGATCGCAGCCGAGTAGATGACACAATGGTTATGCACTATGTGTTGGACGAAACAGATTCACATGGCCTAAAAGAGCTAGCCTTAAAGTACACTGATTATGGTGACTACGATAGCGAGCTGGAAGAATTCAAAAAGAACTACTGCAATAAGCACAATATGTTGCAAGCAGACTTTACCTATGACCTGATTCCGTTCGAGATTATCAGTAAATATGCTAGTATTGACACAGCAGTTACCCTAGAGTTATACAATAAGTTTAAGCCTATCATCCACAAAAACGAAAAGCTGTTAAAAGTATACAAAGAGATCTTAATTCCAGGCATCTTATTCCTAATGGATATGGAAGAAGTAGGTATTCCAATCTGTAAAGAAAGAATGCAGGCTGCAAACAACTATTTAACTAGTGAAATTGAGGCCGCTAAATGGGAACTGTATACCTTTGATGCAGTCAAGCAGTTTGAGCAAGATACGGGCAAAATCTTTAATCCTAACAGCGTGCTACACCTGAGGTCGGTATTATTTGACTACTTAAACCTAACGCCTACAGGCAAGAAAACAGGCACTGGTGCTATTAGTACAGATGCTGAAGTTTTGGAAAAGCTAAGCGAAGAGCATCCATTACCAAAAGCTATCTTAAAGGTTCGTCAGCTTGGAAAAATTCAGAATACATATATTCAAAAAATTCTTCCTGAACTTGATAGAGACGGTAGAATTCGTACTAATTTTAATCTTACTTTCACCACTAGCGGTCGTTTGTCTAGTAGCGGTAAGTTTAACGCTCAGCAAATTCCTCGTGACGATCCTATTATCAAAGGTTGTATCAAAGCACCGCAAGGTTATAAGATAGTTTCGCAAGACTTGACTACAGCCGAGATTTACTATGCTGCTGTGTTAAGCGGAGATAAAAACCTGCAACAAGTTTTTAGGAGTGGGGGCGACTTTCACAGTACTATTGCTAAAATGGTTTTTAACCTGCCTTGCGAAGTAGAGGAAGTAAAGTCTTTATACAGTGCAAAAAGGCAGAGCGCTAAGGGAATTTCATTCGGGATTAACCTATAAAGGTCCCACTAAACGGCGACGTTTAGACAAAATAACTCGCTCAATTGCTGGAACCCCTACTATTAAGTTAAGGGCAATCAGCAGCCAGAGTTAGCAGGAATGCTTTCAAATGGTTCAGAGACTCACAGCATTTCCAGAACGGAAATGGTCTGGGGTATAAAAAATAGTATTGACTTTATGTATTAGATGTAGTATAATACATACTATGCAAATATTTTTTATACAATACGGCGAGTATCTCATGAAAAAACACGTAAATAACATTTTTAATTCTTATACAAAAGAATCTTGCTATTGGGCAGGATTTCTTGCCGCTGATGGTAGAATAGATCCAAATCATACTATTAGCTTAGAATTAAACGGAAAAGATAAAAATACAGTTTTACAGTTTAAAAGTGATCTGGCATCAGAACATGCAATTTCATATAGACAAGAAACCGATGCTTATAGCTTAAGATTTTGTGATAAAGAAATAGCAGAATCTTTAGCATATAACTTTTCAGTAACTGTAGATAAAACGCATAATTTACATTTTCCTATTTTGCCAGAAACAATGTATCCTCACTATATACGAGGACATTTTGATGGTGATGGATGTTTTACAGAGTTTTTTAACAATAGACCAACAGCTTCTTTTAGAGTATTTATTACTTCCGGAAGCTTATCGTTTCTACAAGAACTAACTCAATTTTTAATAGCTAGAGGTATAACTAAAGGCTCCTCTATAGTTAAAAAAGCTAGTAATTGTTGGCATATTCAATATGGTATTAAAGATGCTACATCTTTTCTAAACTATATCTATCTGAACAATAGCGAAGAATCTCATAGATTAGATAGAAAATATGCTATATATAAACGAATTATTGTTGACGGCATTCGTGCACGTCGTGAGATAAAGGTATAGTCCATCCCGCTAGTAATAGTGGATTAAGATGTTTATACGGTAGTGGAGCCGATAAAGTATCGCAAACGGTTACTAAAGCAACCGGCGAATACTATCCAGTAGAGCAAGCTCAAAGCGATATTAAACAGTACTTTACTAGATTTAAAAAGCTAAAAGAGTGGCTGGATTATCGCAAAGAGTTCATTAAACAAAACGGGTATACCTACTCATTTTTTGGCAGAAAGCGTAGACTGCCTAATGTGTTTAGTACTGATAAAGGTATTGCTGCCCATGAAGTGCGTAGCGGCATTAATAGCGAAATTCAAAGTTTGGCTAGTGACGTAAACTTGCTGGGCGCTATTAGAACTGCGAACGAAGTTAAGCAGTTAGGGCTAGATGCAAAAATCTTTATGCTTGTGCATGACTCTATTGTTGCCTTAGTAAAAGATCAGCATGTTGAAGAGTACTGTGAAGTGTTAAAGCGGAATACTCAGCACGACTGGGGCTGTAGTATTCTTGGTACTCCTATTGGAGTAGATCAAGACGTTGGAGATGACTACAGCTTTGGAAACTTTGTACAAACGTATAGAATTAGCGAAGATAGTTTATCCCGTATATAAGCTCACAACCCAGCCGCCTGTTATTGAAGACGGCTGGGTTTACTACCCAAAAGAGCTTGTAGATAATACTACCGAAGAAACTATCTATATTAAAAGAATTATAGACAATAGAAATCTACAGGGCGATACCTTAGGCAAACGTAGGCTGCGCTTGAGTGTAGAACATAATGTAGAGCTGTATAAGGTCAATATAGGCATATATTTTTTAGCTGATTTAATTAAATTAGCCAATAAAAACATGTGGTTTATTGACAGCATAGGGCAAGTATTTAAGTACAAAAAAACTACACGCGCCAACCTGATTACTAGGCGGATCACAAAAGTATTGCCTAGTAATGGGCTTGGATGTATATTTGAAGTGGAAGGCCTATCCACAAGGTTTAGAACACTTATACAAACCTCTACTCAATACTATGCGCAGCTAGCCAAAGTAGGCGCTAGTTATATACTATATGGCATAGTTAAAAACGCTGAGCCCGATACCTGGAGAAAGATATAGTGAGTAAAGCAATTATTACTAATAGAATTTACTTAGATGATCCAGGAGTAGAGCTGGCTAGCTTTATCAAAAAAGAATTAACCTACAGAATAAAAAAGAATCCTGGCGGAAAGCATAATAGCCATTTTGATCACATCGAAACTATTCAAAACTACAAAGTGCTGCCTAAAGGTATCTTAAGTATACCGCAGGGCAGACTAGACTTAATACCCCCCGATTACGAAATTATTGATAGACGAGTTTTAGTTAGCGTTCCGTTTCCAGAACCTAAATATCCACTACGGCCGGAACAACAAGAAATATACGATCAAGTACAAGACACTTGCTTTATTAACGCCTTAGTTGGCTGGGGCAAGACTTTTACAGCCCTATACTTGGCTAAAAAGCTAGAACAAAAAACCTTAGTAATCACACACACCACTGCTCTACGAGATCAATGGTGTGAACAAGTGGAACACCTATACGGCATAAAGCCTGGTATTATAGGCGGTGGAAAGGTCGACATAGAAGATCATGCTATAGTAGTAGGCAACATACAAACCATTGTTAAACACATACCAACACTGCAAAAAGAGTTTGGTACTATTATCTTAGACGAAGCGCATCATTGTCCAGCCACTACTTTTGTTAATACAGTAGACAGCTTCTATGCAAGATACAGAATAGCACTTAGCGGCACTATGCAAAGAAAAGACGGCAAACACGTAGTATTTCAAGACTACTTTGGACATACTGTATATAAGCCGCCTCAAAGCAATACTGTTAATCCAGTCGTAAAAATACTAAAGCCAGGGATCGTATTAAAACCAGATGCCCCTTGGGTAGAAAAAATAAATGAACTAACACAAAGTGACAATTATAGAAAGTTTATTGCTAACGTGGCTAATATACACATTAGCCAAGATCATAGTGTTCTCATTGTAGCTGATAGAGTAGAATTCTTAGAAAAGGTAAAAGAATATGTTGGAGAAACGTGTTTGTTGGTTACTGGCGAAACAGACTTCGAATCAAGACAAAAAGCAAAACAACAGATTCTCAACAAAGAAAAGATGTGCATTGCTGGTAGCAGGCAAATCTTTGCAGAAGGCATTAGTATCG